AGAATAAATGATTTGGATGAATTGAAGGAACTCCTGGGGATTTAACCAGATGATTCCTTGGTTACATTAACTAAAATTAATATAAATATATATACTAGACTAATAATTCACAGGAATGCCTCAAATGACCTCATGAATGAGGTCTTTTTTATGTAAACTTAGTTTACATGTATGCATAATATGATATAATGATATTGTAAAAGAGGTAAGAAATATGAAACGATTCATCTATGAAATCTACTACACAAATGAAAATGAACATGCTATAGAATATTGGGAAGCTGAGAATTTCAGAGAAGCCAAGAAGCAGATCAAGGAAGCATATAGTGACGATTATTACAAGAAAGAGATGCCTTGTGTAATTACAATGATCGCTGAGATCAAGTATGAGGTGGAAGACTATGGATTCCACTAAGGCTATTCCAACAGGGTTCAAGACATATAATCGCCAGTATTCCACGTTTGTAGAATATGAGTATAGAGGTCATAAATATGAAGTGGAGTATCCAAATGATATGTCATATTATGTCACTTCACCCAAAGTACAGCATGAATTGGCACAGGCACGAATTGATAAAGAGATTGAACATGAAAAAGATCCTATCTCTGAATATACCGGAAATGCGGAAGAAGGATTTGAAGTATTCTGGAAGTATGTAAATGAAGAATAGAATGGTGTAAACTTAGTTTACATCATTTTTTATTTTTGATACAATAATCTTGTAAAGAGGTAAGGAAATGGAAAAGTTCGAAGGTGTAGTTAAATTTATCAATGAATATCAGTTCGCTTCATATTATGGATACAGACCTACGTCTAACTATATCTATAAGTTTGAAGATGCTACTGGAAAAGTATATGTATGGAAGACTACGAATATTCTTATGGTTGATGGTAAGGATCTTGATGGTGCTACTCCTAGCGAAGAGCTTTTCCCGACAAAAGGATCTATTATCAAAATCAAAGCTTCTGTAAAAGGAGATGGTGAGTACAGAGGTGAAAAGCAGACTTTATTGACAAGAGTAAAGGTTATCGAAATCGTTCATAGAGAGCTTACGAAGGAAGAGAAGCTTGCGTTAAAAGCTGAAGAACAGATTAGCTCTCTTGAAGATGGTGACTTCATTTGGGAAATGCCTTACAGACAGTATAAGAGCCACTATGCAGATTGCGAAACAGTAGCAGGTTCATACACTGTACCAGAAGAATACTCTAGATATGCGCCAGCAACGATCTCTGTTATTATTCGTAAAGGTAGATTGAAGAATTCTGGTGTTCGTGGTGAGCATTATAGTGGATATAGGTTTGTAAATGAAGAGGGAAAATATGCTACATATAGAGCTGTATCAATTGATAATGCTGAAAAGAGAGTCAACAAGGAATTCCCTAATCATACATGGACATTTGATAAGCTCTATGATTACAGGACAGATAGACTTTGGTAAGGAGGTACGAGATGTATAGAGAAAGAGCGGAGTTAGTAGGAAAGGAATTAGATGCTGTAACTAATAAGTATAATGAAAGATATTTATACAGAGGAAATAATTATTGGGTAGATCCTGATAGTGAGACTCCTAGTGAATTACAGCATAAATTCGAACAGGATTTTATTGATTATTATCTTGAAAAAGAGTATGAAGATGAGATTCATGATTTATTAGAAGATACTTATCCGGAGGAGTTTTGTTAATGAGCAATGTGTTAGTTATTCATCCTGATGACAGAAGTACTGATTTTCTCAAATTGATTTATGATGGAAAAGGATATGATGTAATCAACTTTAAAGATGCTTTCAAGGGTGATGCACTTAAAAATCACCCAGATGAATGCAAAGAGTTTGTTAGAGAACAGATCAGACTTCATGATAAAATTATTATGTTAGGACACGGTACACCAAACGGCTTGTTAAATCCAAGAGTCGGTGGATATATTGTAGATGATTCGTTCGCTGATATGCTGAGAGACAAGGAAGTCGTATCTATCTGGTGCTATAGCGATATGTTCTTCAAAAGAAATAATATCTTCAACAAACAGTTCCACACAGGTATGATTATTAGTGAGGTTTTAGAGCAGCTTCTTATGCTTGAAAGAGTATATCTCGACTATAATCAGCAGTTAGAAAATATGGAGTTATTCGGTAAAGTTGTAGGTGAATGTATCGAAGAAAGTCCAGAAGAAATGAAAGAGTATATTTTAAGTCATTATGTTGGAGATGATCCAGTAACAAAGTTTAATAGAAAGAATATTTTGGTATTTTAATGTTAGAGCATATTTACAATGAGTACAGAAAAAAAGCAGAGGTCATTGGTTGGAAAAAATACTCAATCAATGATCTTTTCTACGAGTATATAAAGCATGAAAACGAGAACGATGCTGATAACTATTTTGCAGGGATAGTATGCAGGACATGGGGATATGCTGGAAGAGTATATGTACAGTGCAATAGACATGTCACATTTGAAGAGTGCTATGATTGTTTAATAGATACTTTAAGATACGTTATTAAAAAGCGTGTGTGGGAAAATCCTAATAGTTCTCTTTATGGTGATAAGGCTGCTCCTGATAAGGCGTTTCACATTGCATTGAAAAGACAAAGAAGCATTATGTTGTCTAGGTTAAATGCATATAGAAGAAGATCTAATTTTAATGTTTTAAGTCTAGATGGAGCTCATGAGGAGTTTAACGATGCTACTGATGGATTGCTTTTTAATATGGAATCAAGTGAAATAGATAAAATAAGAATATTCATATCAGAGTATTTCGATAGTAAAGATTATTTATCTGGTTTATTTTTGGACGTAATATGTTATAATAATTATCCACTATACGACGATAAAAAAATAATAAAAGCTCTAAATGATTTGGATGACACATATCTAGAGTATTATAAAGAATATTATAATGTAGATGAAAATCTTTTCAAGAAAACAATCAAAGAAATTAAAAAAATGTCTAATAAACTCTTGAAGATGAAATTAAAATCACTGTTATTTAGCTTAAAGAAGGGAGAGTTATTTGGTGATTAAAAGCGAGAATTATATCAACATACAAGGGTGGATGTTGTCTAGATTAAATCTAAAAGGAAATCAATTATTAATATATGCAATTATATACGGGTTTTGTCAGGATGAACGTAGTTGCTTTCATGGTAGTTTAGAATATCTCCAAGAATGGACTAACAGCACAAGGCAGGGAGTTATCAATGCATTAAAACAGTTACAGAATAGCGGATTAATTATTAAAGAGGAAAGCAAACCTAATAATAAGTATATAGTCAATGTAAATAAAATTTACAGTACAGGTAAACAAATTTTACTTGAAAGTGAAGAAGTAAGTAAACAAAATTTACATAATAATATAGATATTAATAATAGTATAGATAATAAGTATAATAAAGATAAAGAGTTACAAGATAAAGTTGATTCTATAATTAAATACTTTAACAATGTATGTCATACTAATTTTAGATCATCTTCTTCTGGAACAAAGAGAATTATTAAAGCGCGCATCAATGAAGGAGCTAAGCTTCAGGATTTCTATGATGTGATTGATTATAAGTGGAGAGAATGGGGAGAGCATCCTACAAAATTCTCGAGTGGTCAGTTAAGTAGTATATATCTTAGGCCTAGTACATTATTTGGCAATAAGATGGAGGAGTATCTTCAGCAAGCATGGCTGTCTCAGAGTTCAGAGGGAATCATTGAAGTAAAATCATCTGAAAGATTGGAAGAAAGATCAGATTTAAAGTTTTAGTTTACATTCTGTCTCTAATAGTTTATATTTTAAAATGAAAGGAGATCTATGTCACTTTGTGAAACGTATTTAGATAATTCTCTTCTTCCGAAAAGGTATCTTAAAAATATATCTTTAATTCCAGCAAAGGTTGATGAGCAAGTATTCAAAGAGTTGAATAGCATCAAATTAAACATTAAAGATTTTGTTGATAAAGGAGAAAATCTTTTAATTTGTTCTAATAATTGCGGTAATGGTAAGACAACCTGGGCAACAAAAATGATTAGAGAATATATCTCTAGTGTTTGTGATATTAAGTTTAAGAATAATTGTCCAGCATTGTTTATTAACGTTACAAACTTTTTAAATGAAAAGAAATTGGCTATAAGTGATCCAGAAATGCATCAACGAGTTATTGATGTAGAAAGAAAGATTTTAACAGCTAAGCTTGTTGTGTTTGATGATTTAGGCGTGAAAGATGTTAGTCAATATGATATGGGTAACTTATATTATTGGATTGATGAGAGAACTAATAATATGAGAAGCTGTATTTTTACATCAAATCTTATGCCTAAACAACTTAAGCAAGTTTTAGACGAGAGACTGTATAGTAGAATAGTCAAGTATTCAATCATCAAAGAGATAAAAGATGGTGATAATAGAAATGTAGGTGAATATTAGTGCTAACTCAATTACAGATTTTAAACATTATTTTGTCAACAGGTAATATTAGCATTATTTTAGATAATGGGTTGACTGAGGAGTATTTTCCGAATTTTAAGAGTGAATTCAATTTTATTTATCTTCATTATAAGAATTATAACCAAGTTCCTGATTTAGCAACTTTCTTAAAGTCATTCCCTGACTTCGAGGTTATTCAAGTTAACGAGTCTGTAGAATATTTATTAAATGAACTTTACAGAGAAAAGAATGAAAACTTTTTAGCAAAGACATTTAATAATATTAGAGATTTATTGATTAAAGGTGAAACTGATGAGGCTATGGATTTGTTGTCTAAGTCAGCGACTCAGGCATCAGAGAATAAGCATCTTAAAGCAGTTGATATTTTAAGTGATACATCTCGATATGATGAGTATCTTGATAAGTGTTCAAACTTAGCTAATTATTATGTAACTACTGGATTCAAAGAGTTAGATCAAATTCTTGGTGGATGGGATCGTAAAAATGAGTATGCAACTATTATTGCTAGATCAGGTCAGGGTAAATCATGGGTGATTTTAAAATCAATTGTAGCTGCAGCGAATAGAGGGCTGACTGTCGGTCTATATTCAGGTGAGATTGAGTTAAATAAAGTTAGTTTCAGAATGGATACTTTAATGTCTCATATCTCTAATACAAAGATTATTAGAGGTAATGTTGATGTTGGTGTTCAGTATAAAAATTATCTTGATAACTTACGTGAGAATCATAAGGGAAAGATTTATGTTCTTACTCCAGATATGATCAATGAGGATCCGACTGTAGATACATTGACTAGTTTTGTTGAGAAGTATAATTTAGATGTTCTTTATATCGATCAGCAGACACTGTTAAATGATAGAAATAAAGCGAGGACATCTTTTGAGAAAGCAGCAAATATTTCAAAAGATATTAAAATGTTACAGGTTAGAAAACATATTCCTATTATTACTGTAACTCAGCAGAATAGAACATCAGTCGAGGAAAACAGTTTTGCTGGAACTGAGCATATTGGTCAGTCAGATAGAATTGGTCAGGATAGTACAACAATTCTTGGTGTAAGTCAGAAAGATGGCATCATGACTCTTCATATTGTCAAGGCAAGAGATGGTGGAACTGGAAAAACTTTGAATTACACGATTGATTTGGATACTGGTAAGTTTGAGTATATTCAAGAAGAAGACGAGATGAGGCCTATTCAGACTGATACTGAGGAAGAGTATAAGGGAACATTTAGTCCAGCTAATTATAGTTACGAAGTAGTGAGTGATGAGTTACCGTTCTAATGAGACAGTTAGTTGTAGAAGATAGAATAATAAATAAAGATTTATTAGATATTTTATTTGATGTTCAGAGAGAGTGTCATACAGGAAAGCTTTCTAATTTTAGATTGTCTGGAAGTGGGATATCTGTTCCGTGTCCTCATCACTCAGATGGTAAAGAACATCATAACAGTTGTTACATAAATGTTGAGAATGATGATGTTGAGTACGGACTGTGCCATTGCTTTACATGTGGATTTGTCGCTTCATTTCCTAAGTTTGTAGGAGAATGTTTTAATAGAGGAGAAAAATTCGGTGCTGACTGGTTGATTGCTAATTATGCAAATGATTACGTAAAGCAGGATTTGATTCTTCCTAAGATCGATCTTGATGAGAGTAATAGTTCTTATTTAGATGAGTCTATCTTAGATAAGTTCGAGTCATATCATCCTTATATGACTCAAAGGAAGCTTAGTAAAGAAGTCATTGAACAGTTTAAAATAAAATATGATCCTGCAAGTCAGTGCATAGTTTTTCCTGTAAGAGACAGATATGGTAAGCTTAAGTTCTTGACTAGAAGAAGTGTTTTCGGTAAATATTTTTTCATTGATGGAAATGCTGATAAGAAAAATATTTTCGGACTAAGTGAGGTTATTAAGGGTGACTACAGGGAGTGTGTTGTATGTGAAAGCCAGATCAACGCTCTTACAGCATGGTCATATGGGTACCCGGCGGTAGCATTACTTGGTGCTGGAACAACCAAAGAGCAGATGAATGAGTTAAACAACACATCAATACGTCATTGAATATTAGCTTATGATCCAGATGAGGCCGGTGATAAGGGAGCTAATAGATTTATTAAACTTGTCAAGAGAGGTGTTTTTGTAGACAAAATAAACTTTCCATCCGGTAAAGATTTAAATGACTTGAGTAAGGAAGAGTTTGAAGTTAGTTTACAAAATGCTAGTAGAATTATATAATAAAAATAGAAAAGGAGATGTTTATATATGTCATTTATGTCGCGCGATGAATTTCTCAAAATGCAAGCAGAGAGAGAACAGAGGCAAGAAACTAGACAATCTCAGGGCCCTAGAGTAGGTTTCTTTTCTCTAAGAGATGATGGTGATGAAGCAATTGTTAGATTTGCTTACTCAGATCCGTCTGAATTTGAAGTGTATACTGTTCATCCAGTTACAATTGATGGTAAATTTAGAAAAGTTAATTGTATTAATGATTTGCGTTTAGGAATTCACTCTTGTCCGTTGTGTGCTGCTGGTGTTCAGTTACAGCAGAAATTCTATATCAGATTGATTGAGTATACTAGAGATGAGAATGGAAATATTGTACCTCAGCCTAGAGTATGGGAAAGACCTGCTAGTTATATGCAGATTCTTACAAATCTATTCACAGAGTATGGTCCTTTGTGTGATTGTGTGTTTAAAGTAAAGAGATCTGGAGCTAGAGGTGATATGCAGACTACATATTCAATTATGTTCGGCAATCCATCTATCTATAATGAGCAGTTATATCCTAAAGACTTCTCACCATTTGATAATTATTCACCTTTAGGAACAGCAATATTAGATAGAGGTGAGCTTGAGCTTCAGGCGATGGCTGTTGAGATGGGATTAGAAGTACCTCCAGTTGTTGGAACACCTGCTCCAGAAGTCCAGGCACAGACAACATTCACACCTAAAGCTGAGTATTCAGCTCCTCAGAGAATCGATGATCAGCCAAGATCTACTCCATCTTACACATCACAAAGCGGAGCAACAAGAACTCCTGTTAGATACTAAAAGAGGTAGAAATACCTCTTTTAGTTTACATTTCTGTTTTTATATAGTAAAATGTATTTACTAAGGAGTATTATATGAATATTCAACAGAGTTTGTGGGGAGATGAATTTACATTAAAAGAAGAAGATGTGAAGAAAATCTTGAAGAAGACGAAAGAAAAAAAAGTAGTACAAGAAGTGTCTGTTGATAAGCAGCTTAAGTCTAAGAAGGTGTCTGTTTCTGAGAAGATGAGACTTATAGAAGTAGACGTTAATAAGATTTTAGGAAGCTATAAAGAAAATACAGTAACAATTAGAGATTTTAATAGTTTTAGAGAATATATTGATAAAGCTTTAGAGAATAAAGTAATAGCAGTTGATACTGAAACTAATAACACATTAGATACAATTGAATGTGAATTAGTAGGTTTATGTTTGTATACTCCAGGAATGAAGAATGCTTATATACCTGTAAGCCATAGACATTTCAAAGTAGACGATGGTGAAGTTATTTTAGGTGATCGTATAGAAAATCAGATAACTGAAGCTCAGATTAAAGAACAACTTACAAGAGTCATGGAGTCTGATACTAAAATTATAATGCATAACTCTTCATTTGATATTGGAGTTATAATGTCAACTTGTGATATTAGGTTAAGATCTGACTGGGATACTTTATTAGCGGCAAAGTGTTTAAATGAACTTGAGCATGCATCATTGAAGGAGCAGTTTAAGATTCATATTAACAACGAGCAAGAAAAATATAGTATTGAGCATTTGTTTAAGGGAATGCAGTATTCTATTTTTGATCCAGAGCTATTTGCATTGTATGCTGCTACAGATTCTTATATGACATATATGTTATATGAATATCAGAAGTCTCAGTTTGATTTAGAGGAGAATAAAGATATTAAGTCTCTGTTCTTAGATGTCGAGATGCCGTGTATTGATTCT